ATGGACATGAATTTTATGCAAGCGATTTCAGATTATGGTCTAGCAATTGTTGGTTGCGTTGGGGCTGGCGTTGCTGCGTGGAAACTTTTACACTTTTTACTGAAAGATGTTATCGTTAGTCTGAAGAAACAAGATTCTATTATCATAGATTTAATTGATAAAACTTCTAGGCTAGAAATTATAATTCAAAGAATGGATTCAAAGTTAGATACCTTGTTACAAAAACGCTCTAGTCCTTTACTTAAAGGAGACAGAGACAAATCAGAGGATACTTACTAATGAGTAACAAAAAAGTAGCACCACCGTCAAAACCAAAACCTAAAGAACCTATTATTCCAGAAAGCGAGATAGGTAAAAAAGCAAGGGAGATAAATGAAAAAAAAGAAAAGGAAATGAACAAAAGAAAATATAAAAGTAGAATGGGCGGCGGTAAAATAGGCAAGCCTATCAAGTACGCTGTAGGTGGTCCTGTGAAACCAGCGTGGATGAGAAATAGATAAGGAACTGATATGGCAGTTGCAACTACATCAGACTTCAACACTACCTTCTTTATAGACGAGGTAATAGAAGAAGCCTATGCTATGATAGGTGGAGAGCCAGAACTAGGTAATGACGGTATCACTGCCAGACGTTCTCTTAATCTTCTGCTCACTGATTGGCAGAACAGAGGCGTTCTTCTCTGGGGAACAGATCTTGCAACAACAACTCTTGTCGCTGGTACCTCTACTTATACACTAGACGCAGATACCATAGATGTTCTCTCTGGTTATATTCGGTTAAGTTCTAACTCTAATGATTTTCAAATGACGCGCATAGGGTACGAAGAATACGAGGGTATCACAAACAAAGCCACCAGTGGTAGACCTACACAGTTTGCCACTTTGAAAGGAAGAGATACTGTCACAGTTCATTTCTTTCCCACACCAGATTCAGCAGATACTTATACCTTTAGAAACTATAGAATGAAACGTCTGAAGGACGTTACCAAGAGTGCGCTTCAGAATGCTGATGTTCCTTTCCGGTTTCTCCCTGCACTCACCTGTGGTCTGGCCTACTACCTTAGTTATAAAAGACCTGCAGTTCCTACAGAACGAATAACAATGCTTAAAGATAAATACGAAGCTTTGCTCAGAACTGCACTAGAGTCAGATAAAGAAAGAGTGAACCTCTTCATAACCCCACAACTACAGGTAGTTTAAAATGGCTAAACCAAAAGGATTATATGCAAATATAAATGCAAGAAAGAAAAAAGGAATTAGCAGATCTAAAAAGAAAAGCACAATAACAGATAAAGCTTACGCTAACATGAAAGCTGGTTTCCCTAAGAAGAAGAAGAAGAAAAGTGGCAAAAAAAAGAAAGGGTAGTATGAAAGGTCATAGCATCAGCGGTGGGCAGAAGAGACCTACCAAAGCTGGTGCCGGGATGACCAAGAAAGGTGTGGCAAAATACCGGAGAGACAACCCCGGTAGTAAGCTCAAGACAGCTGTTACAGGATCTGTTAAGAAGGGTAGCAAGGACGCAAAGAGACGTAAGAGCTACTGCGCCAGATCAGCAGGTCAAATGAAGAAGTTTCCCAAAGCTGCAAAGAATCCTAACTCAAGACTAAGACAAGCTAGAAAAAGGTGGAAGTGCTAAATGCAAAAAGGATTTTTTATAAGTGACAGGTCTGGTTTTAGATACAGGCTTGATCAAAGAACTAAAGAACCGGGAACAGGGTTTATCGTTGCCAAGAGCGAGAGCGACGGTATTTATAACCTTGTAACTGACCCACTTAATAAGGTAAAATTCTACAGAGATAAACAGATTATTAAAGATGCAAGACCGCCTAGTAATGCTGATCTAAATAAATCTTGGAATGGTATTACAACTAAATGGGAAGATACCACTACTAAATGGAACTTTACATAGGAGTTAAGAACAATGCCCAGAGCTTATTTCAATGCAAAGAAAGACGAGAAGAAAAAAAAGAAGCCAGCTAAGAAGAAGACTGCCAAGCGTCAAGGTTATAAGGATAGAGAAGACGAAAGTTTGGGAATGCGTAGAGGTAAGGCTTCTACCAAGAAACAAAGTTACAAGTCTCGGCGTGATGAAGCTCAAGGAGCCAGAAAAAAGAAAAGCAGTAAGAAAGAAAAAAGAAGTCCAGTATATGGCTTGAAAAGGAAAAGCCGTAAGAAATAAAGACTGAAGGAATAATTTATTATGGCTGATCTAACAAATCAACTGATAGCTAATACTTATAAAGATCTGCTACAAGTTAATGCAGAAACTGCTAATGCTGGTCTAGATGGTACAGTCAGGGCTATTCAAGACGGGGGAGGAACTGCTGGTCCTATCTCTATGAGTACGGCACAGTTAAACGTCACGGGCCAGTTTGCTCTCCGAGGTACAGTTCTCACTGCCACGGCAGATCAGCTTAATACTTTAGCCCTTGGTGGGTTTACTGCTTTTACTGCCAATGATGGTACAATCCTTCTGACAGAGGAAGGTACCTCTGTTAGTACTGCCACCACCAGTGTCACTGCTAGGATTAATCCTTCTCTTACACTTACAGATCTAACTACTACTAATTTAATTGTTACCACTGTAACTGCAACAGGTAAGGTACACGGTACCACTGCTGATTTTACAGGTATTGTTTCCATAGGAACCCTAGACGCTGGGGGCTTGACTTATCCTACTTCTGCTGGTAATAATGGACAAGTTCTACAAACCAATGGATCAGATACACTAAGTTTTGCAGATGCAGGAGCAGGAGGTGGTTTCTTTAAAGGTGATAACGGAGATACAGGTGACGCAACTACGGGACCTAAAGACATTTTCCGTATCAATGAACAAGAGTTAAATACAACTACAGTTATCACTACTATAGAGAATGCGTCAGGAGCAGGTCCTATAACCATAGCCTCTGGAACTACTTTAACTGTCAATGGTAATCTTACAATAATCTAAGAGGATTAAATAATGAGTACATTAAAAGCAGATACTATTACAGCCACCTCTAATAATGGTGATCTTAATCTTAGCGGTAATGGCACAGGTAATGTAAACTTAGCAACAGGAACTGAATTAAACGGTACTGCTCTGACTTCTACATTTTTAGCTCCGGGTGGTAGTGGTGATGGGTCTGGCCTTACAGATCTTAATGCAGATAACCTTGCCAGTGGTACGCTCCCAGACGCAAGATTCCCAGCTACTCTTCCAGCAGCTAGTGGCGTCAACCTCACTGCTTTAAACGCAACTAACTTAGGTAGCGGTACCCTCCCAGACGCAACATTTCCTGCTACTCTCCCTGCTACCAGCGGAGTTAATCTAACAGCTTTAAATGCTACTAACCTAGGTACTGGTACTGTTGCTGATGGACGGCTCCCAGCAAACCTTCAGAGCTTCCCAGCACCGGGGTCTGATGGAAATATCTTAACTGCAGCTTCGGGAGCGTGGACTAGTGCTGCAGCAGCATCGGGTGGTGCGTGGGAAGTTGTCCAGAATGGCACTATAGGTGGCACAACCTTAATCCTTGGAAGTCTAACCAAAACAACCCGTGTTATCATTAATAAATATTCCGGTAGTGGAAACATGGTCGTAGAATACTCTATAGATGGTGGTAACACATATTTAACGACGGGATTAGAAGTTAGTGCTGACGATGCTTACACCACAACTGAATGGACTAACGGAGCGGCTGGATTTAACAGTTCGCCTTGGGGTTCGCTGTACACAGGCATAATGGATTACACGATTTTCCGACCAGAGCAAGCTACGGCTCCTATCATGGCACGGTTTGAAACTTCTGGTACGTTTTCTGCTCGCGGTGGCTACGATACTATCCAAGGCCATGTGAGATACAACACGGCATCAGCGGTAAACCGACTGAAATTCTCGCAATTCCAATCAACCGATAGATTCCTAGTTCTTCGTATGACATATACTTAATAAAGAAAGAGAGAAAATGGATAAATATAATTACGTAGATTGCGACAAGAAAACTTCAGTTATTATGGAGTTTACGGCTGAAGAACAGAAAGAAATAGATGCCAGACAAAAGGCATTTGACGACGGTGCAGAAGACCGCGCTTGGTTTGCCTTGAGGACAAAGCGAGACAAGCTTCTAGCTCAGACAGACTGGATGGCGAACTCTGATGTTACAATGTCGGATGCTCAAAAATTGTACCGTCAGGAATTAAGGGATTTACCCGCTAATACGTCAGACCCAGAAAATCCAAACTGGCCTACAAAACCTTAGTTAAGGAGCGACGATGACTATACGATTAGATGCAGGAAATTTATCGCAGACTAGATCTGATCTAGGACTAGCAATAGGCACAGATGTACTGGCTCCTAACGGATCAGCTGCTAATTTAACCGCTATACCTGCTGCTCAAATCACAGGTACACTACCCGCAATCAACGGCGGTAGTGTTACAGATCTTAACGCAACTAACCTAGGCACTGGAACGGTCCCAGATGGCAGGTTTCCTGCTACTCTTCCTGCTACCAGCGGAGTTAATCTAACAGCTTTGAATGCAACTAACCTAGGCACTGGCACTGTTCCTGATGCACGCCTTCCGGCAAACCTTCAAAGTTTTCCAGCGCCGGGGTCTGATGGAAATATCTTAACTGCATCTTCAGGAGCTTGGACAAGTGCGGCGGCAGCGGCGGGAGGCGCGTGGTCTGTCAAAGCAAGCGGCAGTCTTTCTGGAGTTACCAACGTAGATATTACAGGGCTTAC